AGAAACCTTATGGCCTTTTCCTCGCTTCTAAAGCAACATCCCCTGAAAATGACTTTATCTGTCTGTCTCGCCATTCGCTTGACTCAGTGGGTTAGAGTTCGTTGGCGCTCCTATGCGTCGGAACTCTGTGAAACGCTCTCCTTTGACCCGGCTATTCCGTCGGATCTGTCCCGAGATGCATTTTCACAAATCCCGTTGGCCGAACCCAAACTAGTGGACGGCCATACGCACCCCAGCGCAGCTGCTCTGAGGACCATTTGTAGTGACTTAGCTACCCGCGTTGCCCATTTCTGCGGAGTAAGTCTCTACTCAGAGGGCATGTCCAAGTCGGACCAACGACGAGGCATGCGTGGTTCTCGGCAGTGGTACTGGGCTAAGGATGTCAACGCCGATAACAGAAGTGATCTTGTCTACCAAGACGATTTCATTTACATGTGCGACGTTGATTATTACTATGACATGCCTGACCTTTTGAGTAAAACCCCCAGACCCGTTATCATCTATACTTGCGTTCCCGAAAGCGCAACATGTGATGGTGAAGACGACACTACGTTTTACTTTGACCAAGACGGCAAGCTTGTCACTTGGGTTGCTGGATCCGGCCGTTATCACCACCAATTGTGGGATTACGGCATGGACAGCACCATTGCAATTTCTTGGTTCTTGTTCATCCCATATCGACTGAACACTTACGCCATTGAGAGACGCCAAGCCGGAAGGCACCGTCAGGTTATTTTGATTGCACCCATCCGTACGTTTTATGGATTGGGTGCCATCCTAGCCTATTTCTTATTGGAAGCTAAAGTGATAACAAGATTCAAGCCCATCGTGAAGAGTCCAAACGGACAGCATTACGTGAGATTTCACGTTCACCGCTCCGAAAAGACCTATGTGACCACTGCGAGGCCAAATACTCATCTGTGCGCGACTATTGAAGCGTCCATTGATGATTGTATCGCTACCGCCGCCAGGTTACAAAACACGAATTTGCAAATACCTGGAACTGCCTCCTGGATTGATAACAACCGAGCAGCTTCAGCGATCCTTACCGAGTACCACCGCGACGCAATCCCTACACCTGTCCCGATCGTATTCCCTGTTAAACAGGGGGTACGTGCATATAGCTTCAATGTTAAGAACTTTGATCCAACTTCTAAACCAAAGCTGACAGCGTTTATGTCCCCACTTTTACACAATGCCTTCGCCCCTGTCACTGACAAGGCCTCCGAAGAAGCCTGCGTAGCAGGCCGTATCAATTTGTTAAAAGCCCCGGAACCTAAACCATTGCGTTTCATAGACAACTGCATGGACGAATTTGCTGAATTCGTCTGTAATGGAATAAACCTTGAGCCTGTTACGTACGACACAATTGTCGAGAAACAGCACACCGCACCACAGCGTCTGTCAATCGCGCGGGCCGTCATCACCGGATGGTTCCGTAAGCGAGTTCTAAAGTGTTTCGTGAAAGCAGAAGCATATCAAGGCATCAAAGACCCGAGAAATATCTCCACTTATAATGATGCGGACAAACTTGATATGTCCAAGTTCACACTTGCCCTATCCGAACACCTGAAACAGTTTAAGTGGTACGCCGCCGGGATGACACCTCTCCAAATCGCAGAGAGAGTGGCAGATATCTGTGGGACAACCATAGATTACGTGAACATATCCGATTTCAATCGGATGGATGGAACCATCACGTATTATCTGCGCCAGGTAACGAGATTGATTAGTATGAAGATCTTTGCTAACTATCGCGGTGAATTGAACGAGTTGTTGAACAAGAATGTCGACAATACCGGGTACCTTCCTCTTGGTACCACGTTCGATCAAGGACCCAGCCACGGTTCTGGATGCCCAAGCACCAGCTGTTTTCAAACATTGCGTGCCGCATTCTGTACTTATCTTGCCTATAGGAAGATGAAGAACCCTTTGACCCAACAACCCCATGAACCACTTGTTGCTTTCCAGAAAATCGGAATCCACAATGGTGATGACGGTTTGGACCCAAGCCTATGTCCCAAAGCCCACAAGTGGGCCGCGGATCACTTAGGCCTCCGCATTGAAGTGTCCACCGTCCAGAGAGGTCATAGAGGAGTAAACTTCCTAGCCCGTTACTACACCCCAGACGTGTGGTACGGTAGTACAGATTCTATGTGCGACGTGAAGAGACAATTATCCAAGTTCCACACCACTGTGAGACTACCTGATAATGTTTCCCCCGCAATGAAACTTCGCGAGAAGGCACTTTCATTCTTTATGACCGATGCTCAGACCCCTGTCATCGGCCAGATAGCATGCAGTGTTAACCGACTCGCACCCGAAACCAACGTGAAGTATAACATTGGTAATTACTGGAGCAAATTCCCTTCTGACGTCCAATACCCGAATAACAATTCGGGCGGTTGGATGGATACGGAATTTGAGCACAGCCTTCCCTCATTCGACCGAACCCTCTTTGATTCCTGGTTGAACAGCTGTACGACTCTAGAGCAAATTACTCAAGCCCCTTTATGCCACGAAATCGAACCAGCGAAACCCGGTAGGGAAGACGCGGTTGTAGACAACACGGTTGTCCCGATGAAAGTTACTGAAAACACTCAACACAAACCCATTACTGTTGTGTTGAAACCGAAGACCAAACCCAATGGAAAGGCCAAGTCCCACCCCGGACGAAAACCTAGTACAAACGGTATTGTAGGCGTAGTTGAAAGCATAGGTAGAACACCAAGTCTATCTCCTGTAATCACACGCACAGCAAAGGAAAACCGCACTAAGGATGCGGTCGGTACGGCTGTAAAAACACCGCTTAAATTCACAATTGCTGATTTGCGGGCTCTAGGCTAATTCCAGG